CAGGGCCAAGGGACGGCTTGCCGAACTCCCGGGCATCGCGCAGATGCGGCGGCGTTGATTCTCGCAGCTCTGCTTTGGCCTTCTCGTCCAGATGCGGCACATCGTTCCAGCCAGCCATGACCAGGTATTTGCTGGGGCTGATTTCAGGCACTGAGCTGGTACTCCTTCGGCAGGAAGCTCATCACCACATTGCTCAAGCCCTCCAGCGGGGTAAACGTCAAGTAGACGATGCCGCCGGTGGTCATGGTTCGGGTGACGCACTCGCTGTAAACGTCCTCGGGCGGCTCCTCATCGAGCCACACCAGATCAATCTCCGTGCCCTGGAACTTCTTGCGGCCCTGCTCGTAGGACTTGAGGGTCAGCACGCTGGTGCCGCCTGACACATGCTCGATGTAAATATCCAGAATGGCGCCGGGAATGCCTGAGCGCGGCGTCGTCTTGATGATCTTGGACTTTGGTATCAGCCCGGTGCCCTCGTAACCATGCGGGCCAACCAGCTTGCGCTGAATGATGTCCCGGGTGGTTTCGTTGGTATCGCCGGCAGCCCAGCCAACAATCGGCTTGGTGAACCGCTTTCCCTCCCACCAGTCCGGATAATCGCCGGTCAGGTGCAGTACGGTTTCGTACCCGCCCGCCCCTTCGGTCTTCCCTACCCGGTTGCCTGCCATAAAGCAGCGCTCCCGGTGGGTAGCACCAGAGGAGAAGAACTCCATGTGTCGGGGGTAAAGCTCGCGGCGCAGCGGGCCGGATGCCGGGTAGTATTCCCGTATCCTATTTTCCGCTCGTAGTCTTTCCTTTGCCTCTAGTAGCTCGAGCAGCTCTCTTTTTTGGTCCAGAGACAGGCGCGATAAGTCCGGCAAGGCTTGCGAGTCGAGCATCTATCTGATCCTCGGTCATAATCGGGTTTTCTGGATCCTGGCTGACCTCCACGGCCTTCCTCTTCGGGGCTATGTACTGAGCCAGCTCCTTGTAGCAATTGGTTGCCAACTGCATGTGAGGAATGCGGCCGGCGGGGTCTTCCGCTGCCTGCGCATCCTCTTCAGCCATGACGGCAATGCGAGCAAGACCTGCGATAGGGTCACACTTCATCCCTTGCAGCTTTTCCTCGATTTCCTGGGTGCGCTTATTTGCGCTGCCCTTGGGCCGCCCTGAATTCGGACGGGCCCCACCATGACCATTTGCCATTTGGAAAACCTTGATATTTTTTCAAGACGATAGGTAATGCCATTCGGAAAACGTCCTCAGACGGCTACCGAATGACTATTCCCTGATTGATGCGTTGCCAGGGCGGCGCTGCACCTCTTTCTCTACCACCACAGCGTCAAACTTGGGCAGAAGTGCATACGCAGCAACCACAACGCCGGCGGCTGACACTGCCAGAGTTAACAGCGAAAAAAGAACCACAAAAACCTTGGCCGCCCCTTTGACGTATGAGGTCAGCCCGGTAACCGCTGTCTTGGTTTCCTCTGCTATCTTGGCTACCTCCATCAGGTAACCGACATTACCTTCCAGTGTGACCACGCGATGGGGGAGCTTCTCACCCTCAAACGTCTTTAACTGGTGCTCTACGGTGTGCAGGCGCTGCTCCAGCTTGCCAACTCGAGGACCAATGCTGTCCATTTCCCGGAAATCACTGGTGCCTGTCACGAATAGCTCTCCAAACCTGCCGGCCTATCCACAGTAGGGCCACAGTGCAAAAAAATAGGATTACGGCCACCGATAGAAACGCCGCCTGGGCGGTTATCAGTGAGGCCTTACTCAGCCGCTTCATGTACATCAACCAAGCCGTTATGACGGGTCATGCAGTCGTGGTAGATGTACGCCCAGCTCACTCCATTGAACAGGAGCGCCCCACCAGTGCCGTCAGTCGGCTCTGGCAGCGTTTCCGGGCATTTCTTCAGCAGGTTCTGCTGGGAGGCTGACAGCTTCACCCCTGGCTGCAGCCCTGAGCAGGCTGAGACCATCAGCAGGCAAGCAAACATTGCGATAAACCGGCTTTTGGATTTCACGAATCACTCCCCGGTCGATAACCGTTTGATTGGCCGTCAAGGTCGAGAGCTTGCGCTCCACCAGTTTGGCAATGTTCGACTCTCTATCTGTGGCCGCTTTGATAGCCTTCTGGGCGCCCTTCAGTTCGGATAGCTCTTGGCTGTCTTCGTAGAGGCCCCGGCCATACCAGCCGCCAAAGGCAATGCCGCCGACAATAGCCAGAACCGCCAGATACGGGCCGCCTTTTTTCAGCAGGGTGAGCCAGGTCATTTCTGCTCCCGGCGCCACTTCCAGATGCCAACCCCGACCGCTGGCAGCCCGAATACCGTGGCAAGCGCCGCGGCGGTGCCCGTCGGCACGTCCGGTGGGTTGTCACCGAATACGCGGATGGTCACCCAAGTGGTCAGGATGATGGCCCAGAGGATCACCGCCAGGCTCATGAGCGCGTTTTCAGTGATGAAGCGGTACAGGCGGGCCATCAGTAGCTCCACACCCAAGGGCGGGGGCGCCCTGCTTCATGCTTCAGGTCATCCAGGTGAATGAATCGCCCGGCGCCTTTCTGATTGATGCCGATCCCGGTAAAGCCGTGTTTTATGGCCAGCTCAATGATTTTCAGGGCATCGCCGCCACTGACTGCAATATCAGCCGCCTGGCCACTGGCGTGAGCCCCAGGAGCGGCCTTGCGGGCCTCAATGGGGTGAGTTGGGTGCCGGTAACCGCTGGTAATGGTCATGGCCCTGCCGTACTCGGTGCGCAGAGCCTGAAGCTTTTCCATAAAGCCCGGCTTCATGCCGTTCTTGCCGGTGTGGGAGCACGCGAATTCATGCGGCTGGAAGTTGGCGAATCTGTCCCAGTCCATTGCATGCTCCAGAAACAAAAAAGCCCCGGGCGGTCGGGCTACTCCCAACCCATCGGGGCAATAAAAAACCCGCCGTAGCGGGTTGGGGGGAAGGGCCACTTCTTGTTGCAGTTTCCTTTGGGGGCAGGAAACCACAGTGGCAGATTTCATGGTACTTTAGGCTAGACAAGTATCAATGCGTTTGACTGTCTAGACGACCAGTGGTTATGCGGACATGGCGGCCTGGCCAGAAAGAGCACCATCAATCCACGCCACCGCCTCATTCTTGAGCTGCCCCGCCTTGTCTTTGCTCACCCCCATAGCTTTACCCAGGGCTCGCAGTGTTTCGTATTCGTGGATATACCAGCCGATAAGGGCGCGCTTGTGCATCTGGCTTTTGCGGTTGCCCACCATCCCCACCAGCCGGTCAATCAGCATGGCCTCATCGTCTTGCATGGGCTCCTCGCCAACGACGCCGCCCGCCATATCAGCGATCCGCCCCATGATCCCGTTGCACTTTGGTGTTCCGCTGCTTGTACGAACCCACCGGCCCCATCGCTCCAACTGAAGATCAGTATCAACTGTGCTCATCTGCCCTCTCCTTCGCCGCTTCCAGTAATCGTTTGATAACGTCGATTGCCGTTCCGTTGGTGACCATTTCTGTGCTGCACCGGTAAACCACCCAGCCCAGCAGCTGCGCTTCGCCGTACTTCTCCAGATCCGCCTGAAACCCGCTGCCCCGGTTGTGGCGGCCACCCGTCCAGATGCCGCCTTCAACTTCCACCGCGAACAGCAATTCAGGCCAAGCGAAGTCAAAGCGCCAGCGGCGGGTCGGGTGGAACCGGTGCTCTCGGACCCAGCCCTCCACCTTGTCCGCCCTCAGATGCAGGGCCAGCGCCTCTTCGCCTTTGCTTTTCTTCGCCATTACTCCGCCGGCTCGTATGTCGCTGCGAAAATGTCCGGCTTGCAGGGATAGTGCTCACCTTGAACGCCAGTGATGATCCAATCTCCGGCAAGAACCTCGTGCCAGCCTTCCAGCGTTCTGATAGCGGGCTTTTGTATACAGCCATAAATATTTGTCTCATCGCGGTCACCCGGAGCCCATCTAACTCGACCATCATCAGTAAAAAAACACTCCTCAACCGCCGGATGATCACCTTTTTTGAACCACTGAACAGCCTCGATAACGACAGGCTTCTTGCGAAATTTTGGCATTGCTCTCTCCTACCTGTGATAATTTTCGATAGCCGCCAGCGCATCCGCCGG